TTTTTTGCTTAACGAAATTGTTACGTTGTTCTGATGTGGCTGGTTTTTCTGGAGGATGCAATTTTTTAAATTGCTCATCCATATCCTTGAGAACATCTTTAACTTCTCCAGCCGCGCCTTTTATGTCTTTGTAAAGTTTGCACCCAGCTTTAACTGCAGAAACCGCGCCGTTTGCAAGTGCAAATAATGTAATTGGATCCATGATTTACAGCAAGTATCCCTCCATTATTTTCATAATAGAGAAGGTTTGGTTGTTGTTGGGATTTATCGAATCAGCGGCAATTGCCGTATACAAAGACATAACAAAAAGATGATCTAGCATCCCTTTGCGTCTCATTTTTTAGATGTCCTTTTATTGCTTTTCTATTGACAATCTCAGTGTAATTCTATATAATATACATATATTTATGTCTTTTAAGGTTATTTTTTAATGAAGTTTTATACTAGCGTAAATCAGTATGGTAACAATATCTTGGTTCGCGGCATCAATAATGGTCATGTCGTGCAAGATAGAATCCCATTCAAACCCTCTCTTTATGTGCCTTCTAAAGATAAGGGCACCGCAAAATCTCTTTTTGGTAAATCTCTTGCGGAAATTAAATTCGAAAGTATCAACGAAGCCAAAGATTATGTAAAGAGATATTCTGAAGTTGATGGATTTGAGATCTACGGAAATACAAATTATGGCTATCAATATATTTCTCAGCAATGGCCAGATGAAGTAGAATTTGATATGACCCAATTAAAGATTTGGACATTGGATATTGAGACATCTGCAGACAATGGATTCCCAGACATTGCAAATCCAAATGAAAAAGTATTGGTTATTACTACCCAAGATTACAATACAAAACAAATTGTGTCTTTCGGACTGTATCCTTGTCAACCCGTCAACGAACGACACACGTATGTACAGTGTAAAGATGAAGTAGATCTATTAACACAATTCATTAATTATATCTCAGAAGATTATCCTCACATCATTACAGGTTGGAACGTCGAGTTTTTTGACATCCCATATCTATGCAATCGCATTAATAAAATTCTAGGAGAGGATGCAATGAAACAACTTTCTCCTTGGAAGGTTGTTGAGGAAAAGAACATTCTCAAATTTAAGAAAGAAAATATTTCTTTCACTCTATTAGGTATCGCTATTCTAGACTTCTTGGATTTGTATAAAAAGTTTACTTATGGTAATCAGGAGTCGTATAAATTAGATCACATTGCTAAGGTAGAGCTCGGCAAAGAAAAATTAAACTATGATGAGTTTGCATCCTTCTCTGAATTCTGGAAAGGCGATTGGCAAAAGTTTGTTCGATATAACGTTATCGATTGTGAACTGGTTGACGAACTTGAAGAAAAGATGAAACTCATTGAGTTAATTCTAACAATGGCATATGATGCGAAATGTAATTATGTAGACATCTTCTCTGCAGTACGAACCTGGGATTGTATTCTTTATAACCAACTCTTGAAAAAGAATATTATGGTTCATCAGAATGAGCGTAAACAAGGTAGGCAAATTGCTGGCGCTTATGTACAAACACCTAGACCAGGTAAGTATGATTGGGTTGTTTCTTTTGATGCGACAAGTCTGTATCCTTCAATCATTATGCAATATAATATGTCTCCGGAAACAATGGCCCAGGAGAGAAATTATTTAGACATCAAGGTATCAGAATTACTCGAAAGTAAGATTGACACTAGTGATTTAGCAAATAAGAATATTTGCATGTCTGCAAATGGTGTTTGTTATACCAATGACAAACAAGGTATATTTCCTGAGATCGTTCAAAAGTTATTTGATGACCGAAAGAAATATAAAAAGTTGATGTTGGTTGCACAAACCAAGTATGAAGAAACAAAAGACAAGGCATGGCAAAAAGAAATCTCTAAGTATAATAATTTTCAGATGGCTCGTAAGATTCAGATGAATTCATTATTCGGTGCCATGGCAAACGAATTCTTTAGATTTTATGATGACCGAGTTGCAGAAGGTATTACACTTACAGGTCAGTATATTATTCAAAAAGTTGGTTTTGCTTTGAACGCATATTTAAATAAAGTATGCGGAACAAAGAACTATGAATATTCTTTTTATTCTGACACTGATTCTTGCTATGTTACCTTTGCGCCACTTGTAGAAAAATTCTACAAAGGCAAAGCTCCCGAAAAAATTGTAGACATTCTTGATGAGATTTGTGAGAGTAAAATCCAAGAGGTACTAAATAAAGTATCAGAAGAAATGGCATCATATACTAATGCATTTGATAACAAGATTTCTTTCAAGCGAGAGGCAATCGCGGAAACGGGTGTATGGGTAGCAAAGAAACGATACGCTTTAAATGTATACAATAACGAGGGTGTCAAATATGCAGAACCTAAGTTAAAGGTCATGGGATTAGAAATTGTCAGATCTTCTACGCCTGAACCTATTAGGGACGGTTTACGAAAAGCAGTTAAACTTACACTAACATCTGATGAACAAACTCTGCAAACATATATTCGAGAATTTGAGGCAGAATATAGAAAGATGAAACCCGAACTAATATCATTTCCCAGAGGTGTTAACGGATTGGATAAATATACAGATAGAGCCGCCATATATAAACAGGCTACTCCGATGCATGTCAGAGGAGCTCTATTGTATAACTTCCATATCGAACAAAATGGGTTAGGTATGAAGTATGAAAAGATTAAAGAAGGCGATAAGATTAAGTTTCTATATTTGAAAGAACCTAATACTATCGGTGAAAATTGTATAGCATTCAACACCGTTATACCTCCAGAATTGAATTTGGCAAGATTTGCTGATTATGATACTATGTTCGAGAAGTCATTCTTGGAACCAATGAATACAATTTTAGATGGAATCGGATGGTCTGCTAAACCTCAAGCAACATTAGAAGGATTATTCGGATGAAAAAATTATTAGTAACACTATTTGTAGCATTAGTTGCTACAGGATCTCAAGCATGGGAACAGCGTCAACCTTTACCTCCAGAACAATGTAAAGTACATAGCCCATTTGGTTTTGCCGATAGCGCAAAGAAATACACACCTATTTGTCGTCAAGCATATTTTGTAGCATATGATGCACCTGCAAAGATTCCGGCATATGTAGCATATACATTAGAGCCAAAGAATGCTCTTGGTTGTGTTGCAAGAACAAATGCGTTTGCTGCAGATCAATCTGTTAAAGGCGGACCTGTCCCTGGAGATTATGCGGGCACAGGATATGATAAAGGTCATGTGTCACCCGACGGAGACTTAAGCTGGGATCAGCAAGTAGAATATGAATCATTCTTAATGACTAATATGGTCCCTCAAGCAGGTTCATTGAATAGAGGCATTTGGAAATTATTAGAAACATCTGTACGCGGATGGGCAGTTCAATTAGATGCACCATTTACAATTTACGGTGGCGGTATCTACAACGACATAACAGATAAGAAAATTGGTTCAGGTGTAATTGTGCCCCACAGTTTTTATAAAATTGTAATCAATCGCAAAACAAATGAATATGCTGCATGGCAATTTCCGCATATTCCACCATATCCTAATTTAGGAAATGATTTGACAAAATACAGAGTACATCTTACAGACGTAGTTAAAGAAGCGAAGATTGCTTTTGGTGTGCCACCGAACGGCAAAGAATTACAACCTGGTAAAGAGTGGCCTGTTGACTTTGGTAAACTAACCAAAGACAAAAGAGCAAAATGTGGCGCGTCTGCATCTGCAGATTGATCTTTTTAATAGACAAATACAACGTTATACATTATAATATACTATATACATAAGGAGACACTATGTCATTACTTGAAAAATTGAAAAAGAATTCTACAATCAAAGAAACAGAAGTTTTAAATAAATCTAAGTTCTTTCAAAAGAAAGACATGATACAAACTTCTGTTCCGATGATTAATGTTGCGCTGTCGGGAAGTTTAGAAGGTGGACTAACACCTGGCTTAACAGTTTTTGCTGGGCCATCTAAACATTTCAAGACAGCCTTTTCTTTACTACTTGCGAAAGCTTACCTTGAAAAATATGAAGATGCTATTTTATTGTTTTATGATTCTGAGTTTGGTAGCCCTCAGTCTTATTTCGATAGTTTTGGGATTGATACGAATAGGGTATTACATACCCCTATAACAGATATCGAACAATTAAAGTTTGATATTATGAGTCAGATTAATAATATTGAGCGTGGCGATCATGTTCTTATTTGTATCGACTCTGTAGGTAACCTCGCATCTAAGAAAGAAGTTGATGATGCACTTGAAGGCAAGTCTGTTGCAGATATGACTCGTGCTAAACAGATGAAGTCATTGTTTAGAATGGTTACACCTCATTTAACAATCAAAGATATTCCAATGGTTGTTGTTAATCATACCTATTCAGAAATCGGTTTGTTCCCTAAACAGATTGTATCTGGCGGAACAGGCATTTATTATTCTGCGGACAACATCTTTATTATCGGTCGCCAGCAAGAAAAAGATGGCACAGATGTTGTAGGTTATAACTTTATTGTGAATGTAGAGAAATCTAGATTCGTAAGAGAAAAATCTAAGATCCCTGTTGAGGTGACATTCGAGGGTGGTATTAGTACTTGGTCTGGTCTATTAGATGTAGCAATTGATGGCAAGTTTGTTGTTAAGCCATCGAATGGTTGGTACTCAAAAGTAGATATGAAAACAGGCGAAGTCGAAGATAAGAAATATCGTATCAAAGACACGTACACAAAAGAGTTCTGGATGCCTGTTTTACAATCAAAGGCATTCCGTGACTATATTGAGGGTAGATATAAAGTAGCATCTATAGATATGTTAGGTGCCGAAATGGCAGACGTAGACATATCAGAGGAGTTTGAAAATGCTAGTGAAGTATGAGCCTTGGGCAATTCAAGATAAAGAGCAACAGCTTTGGGGAGTAAAAATCCTCGAGGGAGAGTTTAAGGATGTAGCATTAGCATTCAATGACTTTGATATGAAAGATTTGTCAGATCAGCTAGTACTTGATTACTCAGTATTTCAAGTACCAGATGGTAAGACAAAAGAAGAACTTGAATGTGCGGAATTTGAATCCGTACTACAGAAGATAATTGTAGATATTTTAGAAAAGGCTCTTACATACCATGAAAATCGAAACAGTGATTCTCCAGAATCTGGCGAATGACGATGAGTATATGAGGAAGGTAATCCCGTTCTTAAAGCGGGATTATTTTTTAGATAATAGTGATAAGATAATTTATGATAAGATAAAAGGTTTCATAGATCAGTATAATGCAATACCAAGTAAAGATGCTTTGGTTATTGCTGTTCAAAATGATAAGACATTAAACGAAGAACAGTATAAAGATGTTGCAGAAGCAATACTGCAACTAGATCCCACAGACCATAATAAAGACTGGCTGTATAAAGAGACTGAAAAATTCTGTAAAGACAAAGCAATCTATAATGCTATTCTATCATCTATTGCAATCATAGATGGCCGAGACAGCGCTAGAACAGAAGACGGAATTCCTCAGCTATTACAAGAAGCGCTAGGAGTGTGCTTCGACAACAATGTTGGACATGATTATATTGATAGCTCAGATCAGCGTTATGAATTTTATCATAGAGTAGAATCTCGTATACCTTTCGACTTAGATTATTTTAACAAGATTACAAATGGTGGAATGCCTAATAAGACATTGAATGTTTGTCTTGCAGGCACAGGCGTTGGTAAGTCTTTGTTTATGTGTCATGTTGCGGCATCCGTTCTTGCACAGAACAAAAATGTGTTGTATATCACTTTAGAGATGGCAGAGGAACGTATTGCGGAACGTATTGATGCCAATTTAATGAACATCACTATGGATCAACTTAAAGATCTTCCAAAGGCTATATTCGATAATAGAATCGAAAAGATTAAAGATAAGACACAGGGTAAGTTAATCATTAAAGAGTATCCTACTGCTGGCGCACATACTGGGCATTTTAAGGCCTTATTAAATGAACTTCAATTGAAAAGACAATTTAAACCTGATCTTATTGTAATTGATTATTTGAATATTTGTGCATCATCTAGATTCAAAGGTGGAGCAAACATTAACTCTTATACTTTGATTAAGTCTATTGCTGAAGAACTTAGGGGTATGGCAGTAGAAGAGAATGTTCCTATTCTTTCTGCTACACAAACTACAAGGGGTGGATATGGAAACACAGATGTTGAACTGACAGATACATCTGAATCTTTTGGTTTGCCTGCGACAGTCGACTTTATGTTTGCTTTAATCTCCACAGAAGATCTTGAAGCAATGAATCAGTTAATGGTTAAGCAGTTGAAGAATAGATATAATGATCCTACAATCAATAAGAGATTTGTGATTGGCGTAGATCGAGCAAAGATGAAACTATATGACTTAGAACAATCCGCTCAAAAGAATATTTCGGATTCCGGACAACGGTCAGATGACCAAAAACCAAAATGGAATAATGGCGGTGGTGGATCAACTAACCAAAAGCAATTTGGACAACCGACACGAGACTTTTCCAAAATAAGAGTTTAAAATATGCAAAAGTTAACAAATACTAGATTGTCGTCTACTCGTTTAAAGAACAAACCAATTCCTGAGGTTGATGATATAGATTCTCCCATTCCATTATCCATTAAGGATTTGATTCCCAAAGGGGAAACTACAATTAGATTAGAGAGTTCTGGTGGACCGAAGACAGAAGAAGAAATAAAGAACGAGAGTTTTTGGAAATCTATCATTAAGAAAAAATGATATAAATAAAATGTAACATAGAAAGGAAAACTATGATAGTATCAATCAATGGCGCTAAAGATAGAGACCTAACTAAGTTACTTAAACTTGCGGCACAATCATTTGCCGACAAATTACTTTCCCCTCAGCTAGAAAAGAACATCCAGGTAAAGATCAGAATACACGATCAATTGGAAGCTGGAGGCTTCTGCGATTTTGAAGAGGAAGGCTTGCCTAATCCTCGTAGTTTTAAAATAGATATTTGCAGAACTAAAAAGAAGATACATATGTTCTCAGTACTTGCACACGAGATGGTTCATCTCAAACAAATGGCAAAGGGCGAGATGAAAGACAAATACGTCAAGTCTAGATATGTTACAGTTTGGAGAGGGGACAAGTACGAAGATGATGTTAACTACTGGGACCAACCGTGGGAGATAGAAGCATATGGTCTGGAAAACAGTTTGGTGGCTAAATTCTTAATAGAGCACGACCAATTTAAAAATCTTCGTCAGAAGCAAGAAAACTGGTTCGTATATGATGAGAGTACAGAATGAAAACAAAACTTATAAGGAGAGGTAATGGAACAATACAGCCTTACACTATACGATATAATACAAATAGTGCTATTTTTATCGGCTTGCTGGGCCTGTCGATTGACTGGTTATTATAAAGGAATATCCGATACGCTAGGATTTTTTGAAGATAAAGGTATCATCGATCTAACAGAAGACGCAGAAGTTATCAGAAAAGCGAAAGATCAGGAGAATTAATAAAAAGGTTTTACCTTTTGAGCCCCAGAAATGGGGCTTTCCTATAACCCTTTTGAACAAATGGGTATTATACTGGGGCTTGACAACCGATCCAAAAGGACATATAATAATGAAACAATGAGGAAATGGTTATGAATTTTGCGATAGGTTCGTCCGTAGCAATCACCACTAAATTTAAGTCTAATCTTTTAGGACAGGATTTTGACATCGATACCTACGAAGGTACTGTTGTTCCCAATCCTAAATGGTTAGACACAGATTATGTGTCGGTTCGTACTGGCAATCCGGAGTATCCGGTATCGTATATCCATAAGCGTTTTATTGTTGGGCACGTCTTTTCTGCAAAGAGAAGCGCTCAGCGCATCTTCCAAGTCAAATCAAAATCTTCAGGTAAGACATATAATGTCGTATCTGCGGACGGACAGGTTTCTTGTGATTGCGTTGGTTTTCAATTCCGTGCAAAATGCAAGCATTCTGATAAGGTTAAATCGGTGTTGTGAAAGAACAACACTGCTTAACTTTATGCTTGACACAGAATCGAAAAGGTGTTATAATAGAGTTTGAGAGCAGTCGTTCTCGGTGATGTTGTTTTTTATTATTTTTGGAGGACTATATGTCTAAATTTACAGTTGTTGGTGTTTCTACTCAGCATGGTATCACTAAAGTTCGTTTCGCGAATGATATCGTTTCTCGTACTAAGGTATTGGCTAAGGGCGGTCACTCTCCATTGGAGTTGATTGAGTTGCCTAAGGCTATGTCTAAAGCAGATGCTTGTCAGCATCTTCTAGATACAGGCGGTGTATTTGCACAATGGTCTGATCTTATTATTGAGACAATGGGTAAGAAAGTAGGCAATGCTCCTGCAGTTGCAAAAGCACCCAAGGTCAAAGCAGCACCTGTTAAGGCCAAGCCCGCAGTTGCTAAACAACCAAAGATCTCTAAGCCAAAGGTTGAGGAAGATTTCGAGGTTACCGAGATCAAAGAATTGGCAGACGCACCTCTTTAATTTTAGGAGAACAGAATGCCCAATTGGTGTCAAAATGATGTGACATTGTCACATACAGATCCCGAGATGATCAAACGGGCATTTACTGCTCTAGAGAATGGAACCTTTCTTGAAGAGTTTATCCCCGTACCCGAAGCACTTAAAAATCCAGCAACCACAACTCACGGTGGCGAAAATGCTGATGCACATAACAAATTACGTGAAGAATTAGCTAATAAATATGGTTATGCTTCGTGGTACGATTATTGTGTCAATGAATGGGGCACCAAATGGGATGTAGGTGAGCCTGGATCTACAGAATTATCTGAGGATGGTCTTAGTCTTACTACATACTTTGAAAGTGCTTGGGCGCCTCCCGTTTCTGCATATGAAAAGCTAGCGGATCTTGGATTCGATATCAAGGCATATTACTGCGAAGAAGGCGAGGGATTTGTAGGTAAGTGGACATTGGATGGAGACGAGGAATATCAAATCCCTCCTACTTCAAAAGAAGTCTTAGAACAAATTCCTGCAGAGCTAGATGATAGATTCTGCATTTCAGAAAACAAACAAAATTGGGAAGAAGAAGAAGCATATGACAGCAAAAATGAATGAGAATTTTAATTTCAGTTATAGTTCTCGAGAACAAAATACTAGCGATACAGTTTTAGATTGTAATGTTAGTTTCGAAAATCCTAAAAGCGATGATGTTGTTATCAAGCGTTTGAACACTTGGTTGAAGGCAATTGGTCGTGATGACATCGTAGTTTCGCCTAGAAAGGGGAAATAATATGTTGCCTAAGATTGGAATTATTGGTATAGGATTTGTAGGTCGAGCAGTTAAAGCTTCACTTGAAGTGATTGCAGATATTGCAATTGTAGATTCTAATCCTGCTTTGAATGAACATACATATGATGACCTGATGGAATGTGAGGCAATCTTTGTTTGTGTTCCTTCTCCACAAGGAGAAGACGGTGTATGCGATGCTTCAATCTTGCAAGATGTTCTTGCGAAGTTAAAAGGTTATACTGGTACTATTATCAGCAAAACAACTGCGCCTCCAGGAGTGTACAAAGAGTTAGGTTATTTGTATCCTAACCTTGTCCATGTTCCAGAGTTCTTAACTGCGGCAAATGCTAAACGAGACTATTTGAATGGGACATTTGCTATTATAGGCGGGACAGTAAGAGCCTATATGAATGAAGCAGAAAGATTTGTAACTTTGACACAACCAAATACAGTTAACGATATCTTTTTCTGTTCATTAGAAGAAGCATCTTTAGCGAAGTATGCAATCAATACTTTCCTTGCTACAAAAGTTGTGTTCATGAATGAACTACATAAGTTAGCCGAGGCAGTTGGTGCAGACTTTGACCATGTTGCTACAGCAATGACAAAGGATCCTCGTATCGGTAAGTCGCATCACCGTGTTCCTGGTACAGATGGCTTTGGATTTTCGGGTATGTGCTTTCCTAAAGACACTGCTGCTTTGTTGCAACACGCAAAAGTATATGGTATTGATATGACAGTACTTGATACTGCAGTTAGAACAAACAAAGTTCTAAGAAATGAAGTATAAAGCAACCGAGATGTATAAATAAATTTATAGATTTAAAAGAGAGAAAATGCAACTCACACGCTCATCCATTTATTGCAGACATACGATTGGTAGCATACTACCGTTGGTTGCCTTTGCACGTAATGAGCAAACATCAAAAGGTTGGGATTTTGTAGCACCCGAGGAGTTGGATTAGATTTTTTTAAATTCTCTAAATTCACAAACCTCGGTACCCATAAAGTCCGAGGTTTTCCTTTCTTAAAACCTTTTTATTAACTTTTTCTAATAACCTTGTGCTTGACAGGGTTACTAAAAGGTGTTATAATAGAGACATAGACAGTAGAAATGCTGTTGAAGGTTTTAAGTAGCCATACAATCTAAAGGGTTATTAATTCTAAAGGTTGACGGGTTACAAAAAATGCGTTATAATAAGACATAATTTAAACAGATCGGTGTTTAAATTTTGAGGTTCATTTAAAATTTGCATATCATTTTCCTCTCGTAGCTCAAAGGTAGAGCACTCGCTTGATAAGCGATAGACGTTGGTTCGATACCATCCGAGAGGACCATGTTAAATTACATTGGTTCCCAAGCCAGTAGGTAATTTAGTTCGCCCCCAACTGACGGAGTTGGAACTGCTAAGTTACACGAAAGATGGAAATCAGCTTAGGCTTTGATCAGTAGTCACGCTGGAACAACTTGGAACGTAATGTGGTTGACAGACAAGTCCGTGGACGGCACGGTAGGGCAGGTTCAAAACTGTTATTTCTGTCAAACACCCAGTGTAATTTAACATGGTCCCGTTCATCTAGAGGCCTAGGATAGCAGCCTTTCACGCTGTTCACACCGGTTCGAATCCGGTACGGGACGCCAAATATTTGCCTGGGTGGCCGAGAGGTTAAGGCAACGGATTGCAAATCCGTAAAATCGTCAGTTCGAATCTGACCCTAGGTTCCAAGATATCGTCCTCAGGGATATAAAAGACTGAGGTAGTTTTGCAACTTTTGCAGATATAAAGTTGTATGGGTCTCAAAGTGTTCATGGACGCACATCAGCCTGTCACGCTGAAAGAAGGGGATCGTTACCCCTTGGGACCGCCATTGTTAAGTGTTATCAAGGTATCGTCATAAGACGTTATGACTACTCGACAGTAAGGGTGCGACCGACACTGTCTGATATAACTGTTACTCGCTCGCCAGTGCTAGCTACATTGTTGGCAAATTGACACGATAACACTTAACAATGGTAAATGCCCCGGTGGTGGAATGGTAGACACGCTGGTCTTAGAAGCCAGTGTCGCAAGGCGTAAGAGTTCGAGTCTCTTCTGGGGCACCAAATGGGGGATTGGCGTAATTGGAAACGCAGTAGCTTTGCAAGCTTCAGTCAGGAGTTCGAATCTCCTATCCTCCACCATTAATTTTTACCCGTGTGTAGCGCAGTCTGGTAGCGCTCCTGGTTTGGGACCAGGCGGTCGGAGGTTCGAATCCTTTCACACGGACCAAGTTTTAGGAAGGGTTCAGCAATTAAAAAGCTAACTTTTGGATGTCTAGCGACAAAAACCTTCCTGTTGTATTTGCCCTATTAGTATAATGGTATTACACCTGTTTTGTAATCAGGTTACGGCAGTTCGATTCTGTCATGGGGCACCAAGTTTTGTGGTAAGGAAAGTAAAGGAGAATGGGCAAGTCGTT